TAGTTGTCCGCCTACTGCTCCTGCAACAACAAGTTTCAATCCGTTAACAGTTAATGCCCTGTCAAACACTGTACCATTGTTCTCAGCAATTAATGCACCGTTGTTGTATTCTGAGTCTAACGGACTTCCTTCTCCATTAATATTAAGTCCGTCATTGTCTAAGAATATAGTTGTTTGAACACCATCACCTGTAATACTTTGACATATTGCATTTGGATTTGTAGGATTACTTGGATAATTTGGATCATCAATTCTTACGTTGTTTAAATAAACATTGTACTGTACACCGTTTGTTAATGGATTAGCAAGATCAATACTTATAGTTGATCCGTCTAGTTCAAAAATCTCATCTTCAAATGTTTCGTCGTATGTGTCCCATGTATCTCCGCCACTATCAAATCCACGACCTTGTTCAAATTCAAAACTCTTAACTTCAACTCCACCGTAATCTAAGCCAGTCATAAGTTGTTTTAAGTCAGTTACATAATTACCATTTTTAGGAATGAAGTTATTAATTCTATCCTGTGCTTGCATTATATCGCTTGATAGTTTGTAGTCAATTTTTATTGTCTTGTTTAGCTCGGGTAAACTTGCAAAAGAAATTTGTCCAAAGTATCTATCATACCCTTTGCTAACATCGAGTTTGTTTTTAAAAGTGTATTCACTGTCTAATGCTTCTACATTGTTTACATAAACTTGTATATTTGCTTTATCTAAATCCATTGGCCAACTTAGATCATATTCAAATTTACTTCCAGTAGCAACAAATGTTTCTGACTTAGATAAGTTTGTATAAACATATGTTCCTGTTGTTCTATCAAATTTAACAGAAGTATGTAATCCACGTACAGGACTGTCACCAATTTGTATACTATAAGTTGCTTTTTCACCTGTGTCAGATATATTATCTAATGATTCAATTGTTGGAGCACTGTAGAATCCTGAACCTGCTTTAACTATTTGAACTCCGGTCACTTTGCCGTTTGTTCCTATTGTTGCTTTTAGTTCAACACCAGATCCACCGCCACCTGATACTTTAAGTACAGGCGGACTAAAATATCCACTTCCTTGATTAACTACAGTTACTTTTACAACTTTATAACTACTATTGTCTAACCAATTTTTATTTGGATATGTTTCAATATCTGCATTTGTACCAACTAACGTATTAGACTGTACTTTTACATTTTGCGGAAGTATTTTTCCTTCAAGTACATTATAAGCTGCAGGTAAATCAAAGTCAGTTACTATAGTTTGTGTATTATCAAGTCCTTCGTATGCACTTAAATATTCACGTATTTTTGTTCCAAACGGTTTAACTTCTTTAATATACGCTTCATAACTAGGAAGACTGTCGTTGTTAAATGTAATATCTTTTCTTAGACTTCCAACATTGTGTTTTGCTTTAATAAAGCTAGTTTTAAATGCCCAGTCTATGTAAGTTTGTTCACTAAATGCATAACGCAAACTAGCAAAAAATAATTCATTAAATTTAACTTGTAATTCATCTATAAACAAATTATCTCTAATAGTGTTTAATATTATTCTTAATTCAGTACGTGGTTCACTATCAAAGATTTTAGTATCAAAACTAATAGTATCAAATCCAGTAAATGCAGCTTCTGAATCATACAAAGTATTTTTAAATTTAATTGTGCCGTTTTGTCGGCCAATTGTTTTATAATTAATTGTATAATCTTCAGTGTCTTGATCATCTATTTTTTCAAGAAGTAACCAACCACCCGATCCAATATTACTTATTTTAACTACATTACCTATTTGGTCTTCGAGTTGTGTAAGTTCGTAAGCATTATCAATCAAATAGTCAATATCAGTAACTTCACTATACCCTGTTGCATACCAATCTGTGTAATCCCAAAATAGTTTTACATCATATGCTTGGCTTTTTACTCTAGTCCAAGTTTTAGCAACAGTATCTCTTTCATATAATGCCCATTTACCTAATATTGTACTATCACTAGCAACTAACACTGTAAACGGTCTAACAGTTAATATAACATTACCTGAATAATTTACACCGCTTTCTATAATAGATACACTGTTTATTTTTCCTAGTGCATCAATTGTTGTTTGTAATACTGCACCACTTCCGTTACCTGTTACAGTAACTACTGGTGCATTTCTATATCCTCTACCAGGATCAGTAATTAATACGTTTGTAATTTTGCCATCTACAATTACTGGTGTAAGAATAGCTTGCGCTGCTTTAGCAACTCCTACAAATGCTAGATCATCTAAAGTGTCAATTTTTACATCATATAAATTAGAAACTGCTGTTGGCTGAGGGTCATTTTTATTTAAAGAAGTAATAATCTTATCATCAACAATTAAATTTTCTGACAGTACTAAATTTGTACGTTCAATAAATTGTTTTAGAGCTTCGTATCTATTTTTAAACCAACTCTGTCTTGGTTTGTTTAATGCTCCATATTTTTCTTTAGGACTTAAATACGGATCTGGAACAATTCTATCTTGTTCATCATACCCACTTAAACTATCAAACCATTTACGTACAATATCATTATTAGGTTGACTTGTTTCTAAACCTTCACTAATAATCTGATACTGGTTATGTATATTCTGTGTTTGATTAGGTATTGTCCAATACTGCGTACTCAATGCAACTTCAGTACCTTTAATATATTTTTCAGCATTATATAATACAAACTGTGATGGACTTATTAGACCAGCAAAGGTATATCCTTTCGCAATAGGATCTTGTATATAATCTGCAATATCAAAAATACTAATATTTCTAAATTCTACATCTGGAGTGGTCTTTTTATTTTTTACCCAGAAATAATAATTTGTTTTAAATATTTTTGCAACACCGTCATATATTCTACGTGTGCTATAAGTAGCATCACCGTATAAACTTGTACCACTAAATCCTTTTGCAAATCCGTTTTCAGTATCAGCTTGAGCGTCCCATTCGCTTGGAATTACAGATGATTCTACCCATTCATATACATCAACTTGATTTCCTTGGAAAATTTTACTCCAATTCTGTGTACTAAAAATAACATCACCTTGATATGGATTAAAGAATTTTGCATTTGTTAAATCCCACCATACTTCGCCAACGTGTTTTTCGCCCCAACTGTTAGTAGGATCAACTACTTGTCCTGTTGAAGATAAATCATAAAGTGCAGGATCATAATAAGTTTTGTATGTCAAATCTTGTTCAGCAATACCTGCAACTTTTCCTTGAATTGGATCAATATAATCAATATACGTTAACAGCTCGTTGTCTTTAGTATTATACAAGAACATTTTTTTAATTTTATTTAGATCAACTGTCGGTTTGTTAGTTCTATGTATTTGCCAAATATTTTTATCTCTACTATTTTTAAAATTAATTACATTACCAACTCTTGCACCGTCAACTTTATTAGGTAGTCCAACATAGAAGTGATTATTTCTAGCAAGTATGTTATCACTAAAATAATTAATACTTGGATCTACTAATTGTGTGCTAGGTATTTGAATAGTTTGTGCAAAGATTAGATCTTGCTTAACTTTTTCATAAACATACACTACTCCAGCATTATCATTAACTGTATTAAATGCAGTAAACCCTTGGTCTAAAATAGTTTCACCTGAGTCGAAAATAGTTCTAGTTGTCATATCAGCATCTTTTGCAGAAACAAATAACTGATCTCCATCAAAGTCTAAACGCCATCCAAATTTTTCGCCTTGTTCGTTATTTGGACTCTTTAATGTTTGTGCAATTTCAAATACACCATTAACTTGTTTGTAGATATAAATTATGCCTTGATCAGATTTATAATCATCATTATACGGAGCACTTATTGCTATTAGTGTACCGTCATTTGATATAGCTAGTGCATGTCCAAACCCCGATGTTGTATCAGGAGCATCAATTTCTTGAGACCTTTCAAAGTGTCCGTTATTAGCTCTGTATATAACAACTTTATTTGTACTGTCGTTATACATTGCATTAGTAATTAAAACTTCTCCAGAATTTGCTACATCAAACTCACTGCCAAATTCAATTAATCCTTCTTGATCTAATACTGTGCTTCCATCCGAACTATCATTTAGTACACTTAATCCAGTATCATTTGGTATAAATCCTACATAGTCAACTAAGTCATCTGTTGATGTCCAGTCATTATTATCAAATGCGCCGGGTGATATATTAGTTTTAGCAACATAAAGTACGCCACTTCCAGCATCGACATATACAATATCATTTGTAAAATAATTTGTACTTTCATCGAAAGTACCTTTAAACAATTTATTCTTTGCATAATCCCAATCAAAAGATAAATTGTTTTCTGTACCTTTTTTAATAAAATAAATTTTTCCTGGTAAAGCTGTAGTTCCGTCGCCAGGTGCACCGATTATACCTCTATACAAATCGTTATTTTTTGTAATTTTTATTTTTGATCCTAGTTTAAAGTTATTAGTCTTTTCAGGTACAGTATAAGAATTAACTAAGTCGTATCGACCGAAACTTGTTTTGCTATAGATAGCATAAAGCCCTTCGTTAGTAAGTCCACTTGCAGTACCAGTTGCATCTGTTGGAATCTTATAAGTTTGTTCCCATTCGTTATTAATTGCACTTGGTGCATTTGCCGGACGAGGAATACCATTAATATTAGCTTGTTGATAAAACCAATACTCTACATCAGTTATAAAATCAATTCCTGACGGAATACTAATTGTTGAAGTATCCTGGAATACTAACATTTTTCCTATGTTATCCGCTGGTAATCCTAAACTTACAAATTGTACTTGTCCAATTATTCTATCTGCTTGATAAGTTGGATTCGGATCACCTGGTATTAATTTAAATTCAATTTCAGCATTTTGACCAAACTGGTCACCTTGCGACCAAGTACCTGTAACACTTTTTACAAAAATAGTTGCATTTAAACCGTCACGTTGATAATATGTTACAACTCCTGTTGCACCCGTTGTATTGTCTTCTACAGTCTGTCCAATTTTTGGTTCGAAAGGATTACCTGATGCATCAAACTTTGTAAAGTTTAAATTTATATAACCGTCCCAAACATCATAAATTGTTTGTAATTTATTAGTAATACTAGTAGAAAGATTTAATATGCTTATATCTTTAATAACACCAGTTCCGTATTGCGGAAGTTGGTTAACATAAAAATTAATCGTATCGCCTTGAGCAACTATATCAGTTACAGGCTTTGGTGCTCTAACTACATACAAGTCAGATAATACAGGATTGTTGTTACCAAACGCACCTGGTAATCCTTGACTACTCAATACTCTTATATAACTGTTAAATGTATTTTGACTATCCAATACTGTACTATCATAATCTAAAATATTATAATAATATCTGTTTGATGATTGGCTCGGTCTAATTACATCAGCAAATATAAGTCCTCTACCTTGGTCTTTATTTGTAGTTGCCGATGTTGGAGTATAGGACGGAGCATTAATATATAAGAATCCTCCTAGTTCAGTAGCTGTGCTTACACTATCAACCGGTCCTTGCTTTTCATATTGACCGATAAAATCTCCGTCATTTCTAAACAAACTATCTGAAGAATTAAATGAACCGTTTACATCTTTTAAGTATATAACTAATTCAGCACCTTCATTATATACATAATCAACAGTACCTGATCCAGTTTCTGTTTGCAATATGTCGCCAATCTCAGCAAGATTAGTTGACGAATTAAGATATAAAATTACATCAATTTTCTTTTGTACAGTATGTCCGGCATCTAAGAAAGCTTCTGTAATACTAGGAAAGCTACCAGCAAATGGTGCTTGCTGTGCTAGTGCAGCTAAACTTTGATTAGAATACGTTATAGAATTCCAGGCTAATTTAATACTGTCATTTATACCAATACCTCTATATATTTCTAAAGGAGCTCTAACAAGTATATGATCAGTTGGCACATTTTGGAATGCATATTGGTTAGTTACTGTATCAATTGCATAGTTACCCGTTAGCAACATTGGAATATCTACAGTATTTAGATCTTCAACATTAAGTTGATCAATTACATCTGTTACAGAATCAAAACTATTGTAAACTACATTTGTTACTTGAGGTTGTATATCTACTACTGAACGCCAAAGTTGTTGATTAGAAGAAACTATCGATCCTTTCGGATAGGGGTCAGTTGCAACAAAAGAACCTTGATATTTTGTTTTTACATTTGATGCATTAGGGGATCCTACTATAATAAAGTTTCCATCTGGTGAAATATCAAGTCCTGCTCCAAAACGTTCTAAATCGTTACCATATTTAACTGGCTCTATTACTTGTGACTGAACAAAGTTTATACTATCAGATGCTCTATTATAGATATAAATTTTACCATCGCCTTCATCAGGTGCACCTACAACTAGTGTAGTATTACGGTCATCAACTGCCATTGAAGTAGCATATGATAAATCTACATCTGATGAATCTTTTTGTATTCTAAGTTGTTCAGTAAAGTTATTTGTATTTTTAATTACTGCCCAGTTTCCATCAAAGTTATCAACCCAATGATAGTCGCCTTCATTTAAATTTTTCTGTAATACAACATTAGCGTCTGTAATCGAAGCACTTCTTACTGAAAGGAACTTAGTAATATTTCCATTGCATTGTGCAATTTCCTGTACAGCTGCAGAAGTTTGTAATGTAATTACATTCTTATCTACTTTAGATACTATATAGAATTTATCTAAATTTGTATTGCCAACGTTAGTCATTCCAATAACATCGTTTATAGAAATGTCGTTAACATTTGTTGTTAATGTAATATCAAATTCAGTACTTCCTGCTTCTATACTTTCAACAACATAATCAGTGTCAACATGTTTGTATACATTCCAATCAAGATTATCATTACCTACCCAAACATACTGTCCTCGTTTAATATCGGATATTCTATAGTCAGCAAGATTGCTATATTTTGTTGCAATTCCTCTAACATCTGCTTGGTTAACATATCCTGCATCTTTAATATAGCTGTTGTTTACATTTAGTGCAGGGAACGGTTGGTGATTATAGTTTTTTGTTTTTTGGTATACTTCATATGGTAAAATTCTGTAAACTAAATCGGTTTCGTTGCCAGTAGTACTGTTAACTAATTCAATTGGTTGAGGGCTAAGTCTAAATTTACTTTCATCTAATAGTAATTCAAATTCTTCAAACCCTTCTGCAGCTCCATACTGGCCATCTTTAATTGCCCATTCTTCATAAAATTCTAAACTATCTTTGTCAGCACTACTTAACACGTCAAACAATTTAGTTAGTGAATTTTTAGTACCTTTATCTTGTAACATACCTTGATAAAATTTATACTGACTAACATCATCATTAATAATGTTTTCTAAATACTGTCGTTTCTGGTAACCAATTAAATGCTGTGCTACTTTTTGTTGTTCTGTATCAAAGTTGTCACTGTCTAAATCATAGAAATCGCTAAACTGATTTACTTTATAGTCAAAGTTAGCATATAAACCTGCTTCGGGCTTATCATCTAATCGATGCCAGTCTTGTGCATTAAAATTTTCTGTTCCTGAAAGTTTCTTTATTGCACTGTAATAGAATTCTTTGTATTTTACAATATCACCGATTGCATAATCTGTCCACTGTTCCCAGTTTGTTACAGTTGCATCGTCATATACAAATCCAGGTATATTTAAACTACCGTCCCAATCTTGTGTTATATAACCAAGTACTTTTATTCTTTCTTGTCTATAGCCTGGTTGAGTATCGTATATAATATCTCCAAATACTGTTTTATTATCTATTAATAACACATGTTCTTTTTGTATTAAAGGAAGTTTAATTGCAAAGATTCCTTCAGCAGTATTTCTTGTTGTTAGAACAAATTCATTAGGTGAACGACCTATATTAGAAAATTCTTCTACTAACGGTGTTCCGTCTGACTGTAATAATGTATAACCATACCTACTGTCAAACACACTGTCAACCATATTATTTTGGCTTACAAATTTAAGTTGTTTAGCCGCAGGACTTAGTGTAATTACACTGCCTTCGCCCCATTTTTGTGTGGTCCAGAATAAAAATTCATTTACACTATGTCGCCAATCAGTTAATATTTTTTCTTCGCCTTCGTAATAATCAAATACAAAGCCTTGGTCTTTTAGATACTCACCGTAGCCTAACAAAAAGTCAACTACATCTTGTATTTTTTTAAATAACTTTCCGTAATCAGCAGTTAACACAATATTTTTATTGAATTGTTTTCGAACAAATGCATTACGTCCGCCTATGAGAGGCAAAGCTGCAAGTTTAACAAACTTAGTGTTATCAAATGAACCTGTACTTGTGTGTGCGTCTTTTACTCTATAATAAGATCCTTGATATTCAACATTTGATCCAACTATATAATTTTTATTTGTGTCCCATACCAAGAACGATTCACTTATTCCGCCTATATTAATGCTTGGATCTTTTTGTGTGCTAACTGTTTGATAATATGTAAATGACGATACTTGATTATCGTAACCTTTTACAACATAACCGTCACTGCGTCTTTCTATAATTACGCCGCTATAAGAAACAATTTTAGTAGGTGAACTTGTGTTTAAAAATATTTTATAGTTTTCGGAAGGAATAAACACATTACCTTGATTTGTTGGAGTTCTACTATCTAAAATTAGTTTAAACTTTTCTTTATCTGTAAATCCTGAAAGTTTATATCCTAATTGATTATCAAGTGTTCTAAGATCTCCTTTATACTTCGTATATGAATTAAGAACACTTGTACTCATATAGTTTGTAATATAATTTATTATACCACTTGTATATACTTGTGTAGTATCTTCAGCTGTATTAGGAAATACTATGTCTTTAAGCTGGAAACGTTTTTGTGTTGGTTTGTAAACAATTTCATTTGCAATATTTTTTATTTGATTTATTCTGTCAAAGCCTGTAGCAAACAACTGTGATGGTTTATTAATTGCAAATGCCTTTATTATACTAAAAGGATATTGTGAACTTGAACGCCACGCACTTTCAACAGGTGAGCCATCGCCAAATACAAAACTATCATTAATAAATGTTGGATCAAAGAATTTAACATACCCTGAATCTAACGGAGATAAAAGATTTCCGTTGCTGTCAGCTGGTATATGACCAGTAAGTCCAGGACGTTTATAGTTGTTTAAAACTTTAAATTTTTTGTTAGGTTCTCTTACTACGCCATCTTCTAGATCTTGCCAAAGTAGTGTGTTTTCTTTTGTATAAGGTGCTGGACCATATTGGGTTTCCCACCAAGTTGGCATAACACTGTATCCTAACATTTCCCACGGATGTGTATGTGGACGATCAGTATCAAATGCTTGCTTATAAACCTGTCTCCAAAAACCTGGAAGTAGTGTATCTTGTTTATTTTGACTACCTGAATAGTTAAATGTAAATCTGTTAGTTCTTTCAAAGAAATTATGTAATGTATAATCTTGATCGATAAACTTTGTCCAGGAGACAAAATCGCTTAGGATAGTTGTATCAATGAAACTTTTAGTAACTCCGGTGCTTCGATGATCTCCTCCAATTAATGAATGTATATCAAATAATGTAGAATCATATGATACTTTAATATTATTGTAGATTCTTTTTTCTAATTCTAAAAGTAAGTCATCTCTATAATCATTAAATGCAATAATTTTACTACCGTCATGTCCTTGTATAACCTGTTGAGATTGTAAATATGTATTATCGTTATATTTTACAGGTTCGTATGCAGGATACAATCCTAGTTTTGTTGGTGTCGGTGGAATATATGATCCGTTAGTTGTTTCATATTCATAGATATCAACTATATCATTCTGTTGCTTTGTAGCTGTAACTAATGCATAACCTTCTGAATTAAATGTATAATCTTTATTATATACTAATTGCACACCGTTAATATAAATTTGTACTGCTTTTCTTGATGCTTCGGTTAAGGTAAATGCACTTGATAAAGGAAAATATAAATCATCTACATCGTCAATAATTCTAGTTGTCTTTTTTGTTGCACCAATTGGGACCATATCACTAAAGAAAAACGGTTGCGTTTTAGTTTTATCTTTGTTAATGTCTTGTAAAATTTTATCTACATGATCTTTAATTGCTCCCTGAAAACCTAAATCTTCAGCTTTCTGTAGAAATAATCTTTTAAATACTGAATATTCTTTACTTGCATATTCTATACTTTTTACAATATTACTATTATTATCAGTTGTATGATACAAAGGTAAATTTAACGGTACACTGTGTTGTAAAAATCTGCGACCTAATCCAGTAACATTTCCGACATCTCTTAAATTGCTTACTCCGGGATAGATTCCAGTAAATTCGTCACTTTGTTCTACAATAGTAGAAACATGGTCATTTACTGCTCCTAAAGTAAACTCTGTTAAATTTTCATTTTTTGGATTACGCTCTAATGCTACAGGAATCTCATAGTATCCGTTATCGTTTTTTGTAGCAGATGATCTAGTTTTAATTAAAATAATATCATCTAAAACTAAACTATTATTAAAGGTTATTTGTGCATTGTTTTGTACATTTGTAGTAATAGTATAATCAGTATCTTTAAATTGTAAAACATTGTTACGATATACTCTTACCCATAAATCTGTTAAGTCGGCACTATTGTCATAAACATCAATTTCAAAATTGTTTACTGTATTATCATATACTATTTGCTTTATAACTACCTGTTCGCTATTCTGATCAACTTTTTTCCAACCAGTTAGTGTTTCAAAAGTTGTTAAATCAGAGTATTTTCTAAGAAATCCGATATCAGTTGCTTTTGAAAATGCATTATTATTAGTAGTATAAGTTATTGTATCTTGAACTAAATTAAAATCAAAAACAATATCACCGACATTAGAAATTTTTCTATATGTAATTGGTATTCCTATTTCACTGTCAGCTGTTCCTGTGCCTTGCTTATAACTAAAGATTTTATTACCAGTAAATGTTGTAGATTCGTATACCGATGTATCAGAATAACTATTACCAGTTTCGTCGAATATATCAAATAATGGTGCTTGATTAGCTGAAGTTTTATCTTGAGCTCGCTTCCAACTATTATTAGTATAATATAAAAGTTTACCTTTATAAATTGTTCCTGAGCTAACTAGAACAACTTCGTTTTCAATTGGAGTACTATCAGTTGCTTCAGTTAAATGAATCTGTCTATTTGTAGTATCTCCGGAAGCAAAATTAATAAACTTTACATCAAATATTTTTCCAGTTACTAACGGGTCAGTGTCAGCAGTAAACATTATACGCATACCATCTACTATGTCAACACCGTCTATATTATATCCCTGACTACCTTCGATAGTACTAAACACATCAACAGTAAAATCATCTACTAAGTCAACATCTTTCTTTGTCTTAGTTCCAAACTGATAAAGTTTTAAATTTGGTTCGAATTCAATAATTGGACGTTTAGCTCTTGCTAATTGGTTAATATCAATTGGTTGGTCATTTGCTTGTGCTGCAGATTCAATTACACTTTTATGAAACCATCTATTGTATCTACTCCATAAATTACCATCACTACTTGATCTATTAATAACAAAATAGTCTTTATCTTCAGGATATCCAATAGCTTTACTATAAGGCAATCTATCAAATCCCTGTGCATCAAATTCAACATCAATATCTTCTGTAAATGCTGTAGGAACATTTAAGTCTGATTCTGCAATAAGTTTAATCTTATCACCTACACCTTCTACATAGAATGCTTCGTTAGCATATTTGGCAGGTTCAACTTCGCCAGTAAACTCTATCTTCATTCCGTTTGATAATGATATGCCGTTACTACTTTTGTAAAATCTTTTGCCAATAACTTCGCTGGCAACATCAATAAATGTTGCTTCAGCAATGTCTTTAATAATTATTGTTCCTGCAGCATTTAGATCATTAGCTGACATATAATATAATGTGTCAGGAGTATCTGCGCCAAGTTGTAGTGTACTAATACCCTTTTCAAGTCCTTGCACACTAACACCTTCAAGAACTAAAATACTACTACTATCTAAATCAAAACCTTCATCAAGTGTCTTTTTTGTTTTAATTGTAAATGGTAAGTTTGGAGTATCAATATCAAATTTGTATGTTACTCCTCTGTATAAAGTTATTGTAGGATTTTGTGTTAATCCGTCCGGTGAAAATACATATGCGTTGTTATCAATATTATCAGCACTGCGTATAGTATACGTGCTTTCAACATCTATAGTTGTTCCAGCAATACCAATTGTCTGTGGACCTAACGGTAACCAGTAGTATTCTCTAAAGTTTGTAAACTTATCCCAATCAATATGTGGGTTCCAAGCATAGTATTCTTGAGAGTTTACTGTGCTATGGTTTTTATTAGCTAGATTAAAATTACCTAGTTGGTTTATATAGTCATTATAATCTTTATAAAATGTAACATTACCAATATTATCTTTTACAACACTTGCAGGTTCTAATTGATAATTAGCTCTAGCCGCTGAAACATCACCTACATAACTATCAGAAGCTGTAAATGCTTTTGCTGTTTCTCTACCTATGTAACCGTTTAATTTTTCAACAACGCCAGGTTGTATTAATTGATCAAGTGTACTATTTAAAAACTTTTTGTTAGCTGTAGTTCTAAAAAATCTAGGTAAAAAGGATTCGCTTTTGCGTTTATTATCATCCCCATTTGGCAATGGTTGTTCTGTTTGATTATTGTCGTATGCCATTAGTAGCTACTGCCTCCGCTTGAACTTGAACTTGTGCCAGATGACACTACATTAGATAATCCTGCACTTTGTATTCCTGCACGAACTGTTGTTGCATCAGTTACTATTGATCCTTCTGAACGTAATCGTGTAGCTGTTACACTATCGATTATAGTTACATCAGAAACTGTTGCTCCACTTATAAAGATCTCATCACTTTCACATTTTATTTCATATAGACTTCCGAATGTCTGTGAAACTTGACTCGGAACAATTACAAAAGTAACCAAATACGGTGTAAGTTGTTGCATTACATAAGTGCTTAATTCACTGAAGTAAAATGCTTCTCCAAACTCCCAATTCTCTAATGCAAAAAATTCATTTATTGCTGCAATAACTCTAGTCTTTACATCGTTATCATTAATAACTTGTTCTGGATTTTTTACAATTTTAAATGTAGCTTGCAAATCTGTCTCAGCCTTTTCTCCAAACAGTACTTTGTACTTAACTGGATGATATATTATTTCATCACTAATTGACTTAATAGTATTCAATTTTTGACCGTAATTTAAATATAGTTGATCTGAGCTCGGTGTTAATGGTTTTACTGATGTAGTTCCTTCTAAATACAAACGATAATCATTGTCGTAAGATTTTGTAAGCATGTAGGTATCAATAATATTACTTACACTAGGATCAATACGTGTGCTTTCGTCAGCAGCATGCACATAATGGAATTTAAGTTTATCTCTGCCAAGTTTAGCTTTATAATCTTGAGACACAACTGTATTTCCTGTAGTTTTACTTAAAACTTTAAATACATCTTCTTTTATAAAATAGAATATCTGTCCATCATCGTAACTTGATGTACTACCTAATGCACCAACTTCGGTTTCAACTTTTATACTACCTGTTCCATCTGTAAAGGTATATAATCCTTCTGGAGTAGGTTTGTTAGTAGAAATATAATAGTATTCTTCAACACCATCTAGTGTTGTAGTTTTTTTCAAGAATACATATTTTGTCTTAGGGTTTATTGTTTCATCTACAATTCTATCAAACAAGTCTGGATCGTCAACAACGCCGTCGTCATCTTCATCAAAGAAACTTACTTGTATTTTACTACTATCAACGTATCCTTCAGCATCTCTATATTCTTCAACAATTTCCCAATCATAATCTTGAGTAAAAGGTAAAGGACTGTCTGGTTTATTATTAATATTAAGTACTGAAATTTTATCTTTAATAATTTTTCCAGTTCTATTATTATAAATTTTATCTGAGCTATCAAAATAAAATCTTATTTCTTCTGCACTCTCAAACACGTATCTACTAGCACGATATGTAATAGTATATGTTTCGCCGTTAGTTTCAAATAATAGTAACCAACTAGCATCAAGTTGTTGATTTGTTGCATCACCAGTTTTACCAATACTAAACGGACTGTTTACATTTAAGTTGTTTGTGGTAATTAATCTCCACTCTCCAAGATTTGTATCAAATCTTAGTCCAAAAGTATTGTATGCAAATGTTTGGTCAATTATTTGTGCTTGTACTGATTGTTGTAACTCAGTTGCAAGTCTAGGTATAATTTGTATTATTTTAGAACCTTGAGGAATATTATCATTTAACATTACTGGTCCGGTTCCGTCTGCATTATTTGTAGTTCCGTCGCCTGCTACACTAATAATTTTAGTCCACTTATATGATGCAGATCCTAAGTGATCTGCAGGACCATTCATTAATTTGTTATCGTTTTCTAGCATATAATGCTTACCTGCTGGCGGTTCAAACTTAATTAATGTGCCCGGCTTTAATAATTTTAATGTACTTGCTGTAAATGTTCCTAATTGTAGTTTTACATTACTAACATTTGTAAAGTATCCTGTGTTTTGGTTAGTAGCTGTAGTTTGACTATTCCATATAACTCCAAGATCTCCTACTAATGTTTTTGGAAAACTATTATAATAATAATTTTTTACTTTTTTATCTGATAAAATAGGCTCAATAATATTTGCTATTGCTCCTTCAATATCAGTTTTTGTAATAAAACTAAATGTTTGTTTAGGAGATATAAATTCTTTAGTTACTATCCCATCAACTCCAAACAAATTTGTTTTAGAATATTTTCCTGTTGCATCAACAAGATCTAAGTACCTACTAATTCCACTTGATGTTCTATTAACACTTTTAACTTTTATAATTTCTTGACTTATACTAAGAGGAGCTATTTGATAGTCTTCTGCTGTAATCATTCTGTTTTGAGTATAATAAGTTGCAGGAGCATTTCGTTTTATACTTGCATTTGATTCACTTACACTAGCATTGTCGACTGTATACTTTAACGAGAACACCATAGTAATTTGTTCAGATTTTCCTGTTCTACTAATATATGGAACCTTAATACTTACACCCTTCATATCACTTGGGTCAATTACAATTCTTCTATTTTTACTTGTTCGATAATAAACTTTAAAATTACCTTGTGGCAAACTACCAAAAGTACCATCTGAAAATATCATGCTTATTCTATCATTTGCTCTAGTAAGAACACTATAGATATTTCTAATACTTTTACTTAAACTATTATAAATTATATTATTGCCTTCAACTGCTGCAACCTTTGTCCATAATTCTTGTTCTAATCCAAAATTGTCAGTTTTATAAAGCCATACATCAGTATCATTTACATTTGTTGCATCAATTGCAACTACTTGATTAGTACTTGGAGTAGAAATATTAAAAGTACCATTGTCCATTGTACCTTGTCTAAAATGACAAAAATAACCTGTGTTAGAACTAGCAGGTCCTTTGCCGTCATCCTTATATATAAACGCAAAGTTGTTTCCTGGGAAAGGAGCTTCTTCTTTAACTTCGCCATTATTAATATCTGTACTTACAATTTCAAATCTACTAGTAGATCCACTGATTGTTTTGTTAAATCCGTAAACTGGTAAGTCTTCGTTTGCACTATTAAGTCTATACTGTTCTGTAGGTATTCCGGCAACAGTAGCTTTTTGTACCGGGCGACCAACATTACTGTTTACTGGTAGTGCTGAATTTAATATTTTTGTAAACTGTTCATTCCAATCCGGGTTACTTGGGTCATTCCATACTACTGTTTGATTAGATAAATTTAAATTGTTTGAATCTCTTACATCTTCTGACGTTTGTACACTTTCAATTTTAAGTAGACCATTTGCTGATTGGTTTCGTTTTGGGTTATAAGAAAGTAAACGAGCTAAACGTAGTACCGACTCTCTACGTTCTGCAAGTTCTAAAAAGTTTTCTCTAGCATTAAGGTCTGTACGGAATGCAATATTTTGACCTAGGAAAGCAATAAGGTCAATAAGTGCAAGGTACTCTGAACTTTCAATGTAATCGTTAAAATCTTCTGGATAATTTTGACGTATATAGTTAATCATTGTTCGACGTAAATTGTCGAAATCGTATGATTTAAAATCTGCATTTCTGTAGCTTTGGTAGATTCTCTTCCAATCTTCTGCTACTAATAATCTATTTTGTCTGTCGGTTGTTGACATAATATTTCTTTCCTTTAATTATACAGTATTTATTGAAAATGATAAACTACGTATATAATTATCTAGCTAACAATCCGTTATTTTGGTCAAATGTTAGCTTCATATTTTCAGAAATATTATAAGGTAAAAATGACAGAGTTGCGTCAATTTGTATACCGCTTTCGTACTGGTCTATTGACACTGATACAACACTTACACGTGGATCGTAATTGATAATTGTAGTTACATTTTCTGCAATAACTTCCTTTAATCTTTCAGTTAATGGTTCATATAATATATCCCAAATTATTGTTCCAAAATTAGGATTACTAAGTAATTCACCTTGACGTATATGAAAATGATTGATTATATCTTGTTTAATTATTTGTATATCATAGAGCTGATAGCCTATACTATCTGGATTTACTGTAGAAAACCCGCGGTATGTTTTTTCACCAACGCCGTAGTCGGCTCTTTTGTTGCTTTTTACAGTAATTTCTTTGTATAACTTTTTTTCTAATGTGCTCATAACGTATTTACCTTGTTAGAATGGTCCTTCTGAAT